CGTCCAAGCAACGTCAAATCAACCGGACCCATAGTGAAAATACGCGTAGCCATTTCCCAAATCTTCCTCATCATTCGGCGTTCATCCTTCAAACAATGCACCCATACCGTAAAAGGTAAAATCTTTTTCAACATAGTCAATAATCGGTTTATAATATCCTTTACAAGCATAGGTTTTGCTTTATAATTAATACGTTCGCCTTCACTATGAAGTTGGGTAAACAGAAACTTCTTTCCTTTATCTCCACTTCTCCTATCCTTAACATACGGAAATCCTGGTGAGGATTCCATATTTAAACATTCATAATGGTCGATATCCAATCCATTTATTGCCATATCCAAACTGACATGTTCAATATCTTCTCTAAGAGGCTTCACAAATTTCTCATGTAGCATCTCCATATGAGTTTCAACTGACCAAATCAAGTTCGGAGAAAATGGCAAAGTTCGAACACAATATTTACCAAGAGCATTTGAAAACGGACTCTTACCTAAAAACTTACTATCCACTCGCGAATCTCTCGATGACAACACCGATGGTTCTGTAACATGTTCTCGCACTAAATCATGCAAAACACTTGGTTTTATATCCGACTTTGCTGGGGAATACACTGCATTAGATGGATGCACATGGCCATAAACTTTATATCCAACAGGAATAAAGCTTGAATCCAAGTCATCCACTAAAAGTGTTCCTCTCTGCTCTTCATTCAAATCAAAGGCATTCTCAGATAAGTTTTCAAGTATCATCTCCTCAGTAACAAGTGTACATATACCACCAGTATTTCCAGCATAACCAGAAACATGAATTCCAAGCATCTTCCTGAGATACTTTCCTCCATACACCATCAACAATGAGCCACAATTTCCCTTCTTCGTAGGGGCATCGTGTGACCAGCCTTGTCTAACATTAACAATCTCCTTTCCAACTAAATGTTCAGTTGGTTTATCAACTAAATCCAGAGCCTTAATCTCAAGATTAGGATATATAACAAAGCTATCACCACGCTTAGCATCATAATTTCTCATTATAAGCTCTCCTTGCATAGATCTATACCAAGGTAAATCCTCATCTCTTATGAAGTATTTTGACAACGTAGGAGCTGGGGGCAACCTAGCAACGTCTCGAATAATACAAACATCGGCTTTCCCAATACGCTTTGTTTTCCACCAATCTAAGGCAAAAACCACAGCAATCCCAGAAGCACCACTAGCAGTTATTCGAGTTCCTTGATCTAATCCTTCAACAAAATGATAAGGTAAGAGCAAATTCTGTCCATCAATAGCTAACGCCACTATAGTTCGAGGTTTTTCATATCCTTCCTGGAATGCAATTAATGTCCACATATGTGGAATTATCTTATGATCTCTCAGCTCTATTGCGTTCTGATCTGGACACGATTGCGTCTCATTCAACTCGTCCACAACTTCCGCAGGCTTCTTCTTCAAAACTGCATCAACCATCTCCTTCTTATTTCTAACAACAACTTTCGCTCTTGCTCTCGAAGTCTTCTGATCCCCAGATGGTCCCATCTCAGCTGTATTTAACAACCGATCCAAGACTTCCTGGGTCTTTCCATCCTTCAAGGCTTGCTCCCATTCTGCCTTTCTCTCAACACAATACGCAATTTGGTTCTCACCCTGTAACTCTTTATACTTACTAGCAAGAACTGGATACATATGTGGGGCTTCACCAACCATAACAACCTTCGGTTTCTTATGTAAGAATTGGTGTGCTTTATACGCACCAAAACTTAATAACACAACCGCACCAATTACAGCAGCTAACTTTAGGGCAGATATGAAAAACTTCAGTGGTAAATTTTCTTTCAAAAACTTCGTTACCTTCTCAGCAACTGTTAGAAACTTTTCCTTATACCACACCATAGCATCTTTCAGGTAATTATACCCTGTCAAACGTTTCAAAGTTGCAGCAAATTCATTTCGAAATGCTTGAAACCTATTATAAGTCAACACATACCAAGCCTGTCTAAGATGTTCTGTCATAGCACCAAACCACGTATTCTGAGCAAACTCATAAAATTCATCAGAAACATAAGTTCCTGGAGTTTGAACTAGAATTGCATTTGTCAAAGTAAACTTTTTCAACAATTCTAAATCATTCTTCGTATACCGATAAAAACCAGTATGCGCATCTCCAAAGACCCTATGTCTCATTAGAAACTCTCTCAACTCATCGTCTTCAACATCCTCTATCGTCAGAGGATCTGGAATCTTTACCAATCCACTAAACATGTTATCATGGCTATCCACCACTTTCTTATGCAAACGAGCAGTATATTCCTGCAATCCGTGAGGCGTCACACCTAAATTGCACCTTCGATTTTCATCACAATCATCCAAATCAACAAATGATCCATCTGGCATCTTCTTCGTTCTAAAAGACCAATAAGAAGATGTTGATCCAGTAGATGTAGGACCCTGAGTTTCATTCACATCATCAGATTCTTGCAACTCACTAAATCGCATCTCTTTCATCTCAGCAACAGTCTCTATTGTCTCTGGTTCTTCAAGGACAATCCCATCATAATACTTCTTTATCAACTTCTGTTGTAAATCATGATGATCTAACAACTCTTCTCTCAGGATCTCCTTCAACTCAGCAAAAGTCAAATCGCCATGTGTTGGTTCCAATGTTTCCAAAGGAGGACACACGGCAAATCTCAAATGCCGATATTCACCAGGATACTTCTCAGCATCATCATGAATCTTTCTCGCATTCGGAATACCATTCTTCAGGTATTTCTTATCTGATAAAAACGCTTTCACAGTCAAATGTCTTCTTCCTTGTAAAGCTTCATTTAAAGCCACTGTATTAGATTTTGGATACAGTATATTACTAGAACAAAGTAAGGCATAAGACGCAAAAACACG